ATGATTATAAATGGAGCTCAAAGTCTCTTTTCCAGCCCTGACAGCCCGCTCCGCGGCAGGAAGGACTGACCTCCTATCAGGAGGATAACTTTCTTCTTCTTTACGCACATCGGATAGATAACGGTGCTGATACTTGGTAGGATCAGAGAAGGGGGCCGAGACTTGACCCACTTGATAAACATTTTCTCGCTCCTCATTAGTCGGAATCCTCTCTTGAGTGGGAATGTTAGATCGAAACTTCCCAAAGGGTACAGGAAAGTAGAGTCTAAAGTCGTCGTCGACTGTATGGCCCAAACTAAAAAAGATACGATCGGCGTCCTCATCCACAACGTTCAAAAGAACATTAGCATACTCGCTGTGAAAAGTATCTAGGGCGAGAACACTAATGACTGGATCCGAGTGATAATACGGTATCCTCACTGAGTGTTCAAAGGTAAGGCCGGGCTTCCACACCCCAACACCTTGATAGGCTACTTGTGAACTCAGGGGCAGAAGGGGAGTTGTGGTAATGGTATCCGAATAATCTGTCTCATAATATGATACCATACAATTGGCCACTAAATTTCGTTGAGACCCAACTGGCATGACAAAAGTAATGATATTCGAACCATTACTAAAGGCATACCCATTCCTAATGAAATCGTGCGTGGGTCCAAAGAAAGTGGGCATCCGTGCTACATTAACCCACCTCCACTGGTTCACCGGGGGAACCACATAGTAGTTATCTTCAAAATCGACTCTCCGTAGTAAATCCAGTACGTTCGTGTGACAGTCTGGCATGATCCCTGTTTGGCTTTTAGCTCCTCCGAAGACATCGACACCCCGCGCAGTTTCCTCTGCGGTCGCCGAAGTAGTTTTGATGTCAACACTTCCTCCACCAACCGGTTGCTCCATCTGCTCTTGCGCGATGTAAGTGCGCACGGGGCGCTTAACGGAAAAGTGCGGTTCTCGCATGCAAACTGATATAGCGCCCACTAGGGTGTTCGCAGCTCCGACAGGGACTTTAAGTCCGTTCCAGGGGTAAATATAAACTCGCCCCATGGTTCGCGCCGAGCCAGAACTGTCAACGTTGGCCATAGGAGTTACATATGTCCAAGGTATTTCCAACTCCGCGATTGTCTCGTTAGCGGGGTTGAAAAAGACATGGGGCAACTGTGTCCAAGTGCCCGGAGAGCAATCATTCACTCGAAGATCACTGGGGGCATAAAACATAATGAGGAGACCCGCGTATTGGAGCGGGGCATTTAACTCCCACACTATCTTGAAAGTGCCCCTAAAGAACTCGTGGTAAGAAACCAATCCGTGGAGGGACAAGTTGGCAGCCGTTAAAACCTCCTGTGGTAATGGGAGAGTAACTAAAGGGGCTGCCAATGAATCATTAGAGTCCCACTCTATATTGGTTCGCAATATATACTTTCGTTCGGCAATACTGCGCGTTGAAGCGGTAGGTAGCTTCGCCGAACGAGCTATCTCGAATCGCCGAGCTCCGTGACTTATTCCCTGGGGGGGCTGAGCATCCACGGGGGGAACCTCCGTAGCGTACTCCGTCTCCATCTGCTCATAAGCTCCTCGTCGTAAATTAAAGTACTCAAGCCCAATTGTTTTAAAAGTGGGTGCTTTGAACGTGAAATCATCGCCGGCGTGAACATAGATGTTAAGCTCAACAGCCGGAGCTACAGTGCTCGGGGCGGAGAGAGGAGTTAAAGCAAAAATGTGCACCGTTCCAACGTTGACTCGCCACGAATAGGGGCTCGCCACAGTATCAGGACCCACACGGTTGAGGACACACTTACGGTACTCGGTCTCGGCTACATAATCGACCTTAAACTCAAGTCGATTGGACTCGCTAAGGTCCATAACCTTATAGATAAGGTTAGCAGCAGCTGGCATCCCCAAATTCTCCTGACCAGTTGGGCTAAAAGCTATTAAAATCTGGCCCATATGAAAAGGGGTCCGAACTGCTTCAATAGTGTAGACTATAGAACCCTTCCAGAAATGGTACATGTTGGCGTAATTGCAAAGGGTAGTCTGACTATATACTCTTTTACCCGCCACATCAGTAAATTCTGGGCAGTACGCTGGGCTAACTCGATAACGAGCTAGCGGCGTTCCCGAAACACTGTTCACATCATACGTTACAGTGTGGAGGCGCGACGGTATCTTGCATCTCTCGACAACATCCAATATGTCGTTCTTATGGCCTAACGCGAAGTGAGCGGTCTCATCTCGCGCCTTGTCGCGGGTAAACCCAACAGTAGTGCTAGGTCTAACTTGCGGGAGGGCCATGTTGCTATCACCGTTCTGTTCCATCTGCTCGATAGCGCCCTTTCGTTTCGGTGCTTCACCTGCCTCGTTGACATAAGAGCGTATAGCTCTCATGTTCAAGATGACAATGTTTGAATTCTTGAGAAACTCAGCGCGGTATTGGTGGAGTCCAGCAGTATCGTTGACCATCTTATTACATGCCTTCATTCGTTGAATGACGTTGTCGGTTCGCACAAACATGATCTCTTTTTGCTGAGGCAAAGAGCGTCGTGGCTCACCTCGCGCAAAGTTCCACGGAACAGAAGATCTGATCAATGCGGCAGTGCGGACCACCAGGTCACGCGACTCCTCACACAACTTCGTAATCTCCTCTCTGTTTCCGTACGTCCACAGAATATTCATTTCGACTAGATCCGCATAAACGTCACGGAAGTAAAGGTAAATGAGATCCACCTCCTTTGGGATACTTCCAACCGAAAGAGTCTCAAACTCTTTCTCCATCTGATCTTCCGTGCCTCTCTCAAACATGTCGTAGGCGTTATTCCGGCAATCGGTACAAATGTCATCTCCTGCAGTTACTGCATCGCAGTAATCGCAACCTTTGGCATGCACCTTATGTAGACACCAACAATCCGGCTGGCGTAGCTTGGTGTAAGAGCACGTAATCGGTGGACTCACTTTTCGCGCAAAGGCCTCTCGCCTTCTCACCATGCGCCTAGACATCGGCATCTTGCTTCGTTGAATCCATCGCCTTTCAAGTTGTTGATCTTCAGTCAACTTAGACGGCTGGTCGCAAACAACGTTAGGCCGCCTAGGTCTCGGCGGCGTATTAAGCTTGGTGGAAACGTCAGCATCGAGCCTGACGCCATCATCACCATCTCGTGTGAATTGTTCTTCGCATACTGCGATTTGCTGAGTAGCCTCATCGGCTACCGAATTAGCGGACAAAACGCGGGCTGTATTAGTTACTTGTGCGTTCATAGTTAAATTTGTGCCCAACTAAGGGCGGTGCCCAATCCAGGACGGGGTTTTTGGACGCGGAACTAACTTAACACCAAACGTATTCCGTAAGATTTTCCCATATTTACTTCCAATTGCATCGTGGTTGACGCACAACATAAAGTACAATCCAAAGCGATACTTACCTAGCTCCAGCCAGTCACAAGTGAGTAATAACGCCATTAGAAGAAATACTCTTCAGGCTCCTCAAAGACCGGGGTACACCAGGGTTTCTACACTTAAGACCATAAATCAGAGGTCATACGATCCGCACAAACAAAGTCCCTCGTCGTCCGAAAACAAGGGCGAAGAAGCGGTCCGGTTCCATCTCTTGGCATTGCATTTGGTGATCAGTCGTTCGACACTCGCGCTTTCGAGTGCTATCATTCCTCATCAACAGCCATTAGCTGCGTACATAACTAAACCCGTTCATAGGGTATGAAGGGTATGAAGACAAAC